TCTACATAGTTTAGTTTTACTCCTCCACCGGGAAGGAACTCGTGCTTGGCACATCCTATACCTAATACGGTAAGGTCATAGTCAAGCTGCTTTCTTATGTCGTTATACTTATTACTTTCAAATATTGTGCTTATAGCCTCTTCCTCTGCAATCTCTATTGCAGGCTTGTAGTTAAGCTGCATATATAAAGCCAACTCCTCATCAGTATTAGGAAGCTCATCAGGATTCATCGTGAAAGGATTAGCCCCTGTCTTCTCTTGTATAATCTCAAGCATAGGCTTTGCAACCATCTGCCCTTCTATCATCTGCTGATACTTGCTTCGCTTAGACATAGACATAGCATCTTGTGCATATGCCTTTGGCTCGAACATACGGTCTTGCATACCGTTAACAACTATGTCAACAAACTTTGGAAGTATAGGTACAGGTGTCCAATCTAAGTTTAGATAACTTAAATCTCCATCAACAGCAAGCTCATTTTTATATTTGCCTACTGACTGCTCACCTCTTGCATATAATTTTAATCTTTGGAAATCTCTCCATTGACTGTAAAACCTACAAGAGTTCCCATCCTTTTTAAACCACTCATACTGAATAGCCTGACCAATCTGTAAGCCGAACTCTACAGTTTTTTTCTCTGCATCCGACACAAATTGATTTGGGAAACTTGTAGATGATATATTAATTTGTACCTCTTTCATCTAATTATTTCGCTTGTATTGCCTCTATTACTATACCTTGCAAAGTTAATCTTTATTTTTGATACTTTTTTCTCAGTAAAATATAGATGCCTTTGCGTTGCCATTATAGCTAAACCTGAGCTAATAGACGCATCAAATTTAGTTCTGTTCGATATATCAAACTTTGCCCAATCCTCTAAGGTTCTTACGAATACACAATCGCCCATCTCGTCCTCAGACTTGAAGCCAATGTGCTCTTCTATGTAAGACTCTATAGCAGAGGCGTGAGCCTGTTTAACGTCTTCACTTGAGTTAGGTATACCCCCAAGCTCTTTTTCTGTCTTAGAGAGCTTGTTAGCAGGCTTGTCGGGTCTGTTCATACTGAACCCCCTATACCCTCTATTCTTAAAATGATATAATAGTCTCGGCTTGTTATTCTCACACAGGAGTGGCATACCATAAAATACGCAAGCCATTAGCACATCCTCAAAGAATATCTCTGCCGTATCAGGTCTTGCTATATACTCTAAGAAGAACTGATTACTTGGTGCATCCTCCATACTAAACTTAGTCTTTCCGTGTAGTGCCCCATTAGAGCCACCGCCACCAACTACTCCTGATATGTCATAGCTATCACATCCGAACGCACCCATATGCTCATTGCCCGGATACTTGACTCCATTCTTTTCTACTACCCTGTTCTGTAAGTTCTTGCTTGGTGTCCACGATACATAGAACCGCCCCCTCTTGTCAGGGTTGAATACTACCTCTGTATCCTTTATACCATTCTTCCAAGAGAAAGACCCACGAGTTACGTGGTGCTCCATAATCAATGAGTCGTTATACTCAACCTGCTGATATATCTTGGTTAGATTAAATATAGACTGCTTGCTCTCATCTCTAAATGCGTGTGACTCTGTCCTTGGGAACTGTCTGTAAAACTCATTCAATGCATCAGGGTCGCTCTTTAGAGAGTCAACCTCGCCCTTCCAATAGTCGATAGCACCCTGAGTTATCTCCTCGCCATCAATCCCAAGTACAGGCTCTTCAGGTGTCCTGAATACAGGCATACCATACCTGTCTATAAACCCCTCCATATTCCACTCCATTGGAATAAACAAGGAGTATAGTCCACTCTTAGTCTGACCATTAGAGTTGCGGTTTGTAACATCAGAGTCTCTATATAATTTCTTAAACTGCTCTCCACCTTTCTTTAATGCATTAGATGTAGAACCCATCATACACTTACCAATAACCTTGCTACCTAATCGTAGACAGGTCTTAGTAACCCTCCAATTATTTAATATATTGTTTGGCTTCAACCACTTACCACTCTCATCGTGGACTAACAGCAATAGCTTCTCTCCATCATAGGAGTTATCGTCTGTGTTCTTCCAATCTATAGTGGTATCCAATCCGTACAACTCATCAGTAGATGTGTCGTACATATTCTTTTTTGTAATCTTTGATGCAGGAATCCTAAATGCTAACTCAGTCTTAGGCTTATCCATACCATCCATAATAGGCTTAAAGAAGAAAGGTAGCCTGCTATTTATTGGCACGACCTTATCCGTAAACATCTTCTTTGCATCGCCCCCTGTCTTGGATAGCATACCAACCCTCGCATCTTTTGCGAGTGTCCCTGTATTCACACACTCAGATGAACTCATAAATGAGAAACCTGAACGTCTTATCTTTAGATAGTCTTGACCAAAGCTACGTTTGTCTGCCCTGCAAGCCTCCCAATGTAAGAACAATAGTCTATTAGCCTCCCTGAAGTCAGGGTATCCTACATCAATAGAAGCCCATTGCAAGTACATATAGTGAGAGCCTGTGATATATGTAGGGATACCGTTTGACATAAACCACATCCCATCTTCTCTTCTCTCAAACTCTTTCTCAATATAGTCCACCCATCTATCCTTAAACTCAGATGGCTTCTCATTCCATTGGAATATAGACTGTATCCTATTTAATTCTTTTGGTATATCTGCCCTCTCCCAATACTGCTCAGACTTTTTCTTATGTCTCTTAAAGCATTCCTTCGGTTTAGCAGGTAGCCCTATTCTTAGACTCTGTATCTCGATGACATCTCCTAACGTTCCGTCCTTAGATATTATAACTAAATCATACTTACTGTCATATCCATACGTCCAAGTCTTAGCCTTGTTCTTATTTACAAGGACTGTCTTTGGTATATAGTCTTCTATAACCCTATGTAAGTTTCTATTTAGACCGTCTTTCTGCAAATCCCTGTTTTGTATCTGTCTTCTTAGGACCGTTCTTCAAAGACTCTAACGCCTCCTTCTCAGCTTCAATCCTATTCAATATCTCAAACGCATCGAATATAGCTAACTTCTTTGTAGCTGCTGCGTTCTTTAATCTGTCAGCAGAGATATCATCCTCCGGGTCGTGTTTTATAATAGCCTCCTTGGAAACCTTTATTAGCTGCTCTACTGCTTTATACCCTGCTTCTATTATTTTTAATTTTATATCCTTTGAATCCATCCTAACTTCATAGCTTCATTGTTATCTGATGGTCATACATCCTGTATAGCTTCTCGCCATCAATGTCAAACTCATACTCGCTCTCAGGCTTGAAGGATATCCTATCTCCATTATTAACACCCTTGCTAATCAAGTAGTCGTTGGATATCTTTACTAATCCTACAAGTGGCTCCTCCGAAAATGGTTTATATATATAGGACTCTGTTGCAGGTACAGGCTTTACAAAACAATACCTATCATAAGAGTACCAAGTCCCATCTTTTTTATATGCGTAAAACTGCTCAAGGTCCACAAAGAATAGGTCATCTTTGAAATAGCTTTTGCCACTCCTACGCCTACCTCTCATATCGTTATAGAACTTAAATACGTTGTGGTGTACAAGTAGTGTATCTCCCTTGGAGATTTTTCCATCATATCCAACAGGAGTCTCAATTACCTCAGCAAACCTATTAGAGAACTTGTGGTCCTCTTCTGATGTGCTTACAATAAACTCTATGCCACCAATATCTTTGGTGTTGTTGTATCTCTTGTTGTTTAATGGTTTTACAATAAATGAATGGGGTGACCTCATTTAAAATTCTATGTTATACTCTATGGACACAGGCATAGTTGAAGTAAACTCTTTCCAAAGTATTACCGCCTCACTATCATCCTCAATCCATATTTTAATTGAATTACTATTATTGTCGTACATTATTAGATGGATGGTATATGCACCCCTACCCACAGCCTGCCCTACTATGTAGTGCATAGCCCCGGATTTATAATCGGGTCCTATAGATATCTTCCTAATAATGCCTGACATTATTTTACTTTTAATATATTTATCTTAAAGTTGGGAGTGATAGTGAAAAGACCATCTGTATCAGTAGAAGATACTAAAGACCCTTCATTAAAAAATCCACTATCTCTTGACATTCTAAAGTTTAGAATCTGACCTGTAGTCACAACAATAGGAACAGTCCTCTCATATGGAAGTTTGTCTCCTGCATCCTTAATACCTACACTCTGACTTGCTCCCTCTTGAACTCCATCAATAAAAGTACCAAAGTGAACTAATGCAGAAGCTCCTCCATTAACTCTTCCAAAACACCCTTGTGCTATTAGCAAGTATGTACCTGCTTGGTTAAATGTAATGTTACCTGATGCATCCAACATAACAGGGTCAGATGCTGTGCCCTGTGCCCCACCGATAACTATCTGATACAATGAGTTTGTTGTAGATGGTCCTTGAGATACTGCAACGTCTTCAGCAGATAAAACATTTGTAAGAGGGGACCCTCCTAAACTTAATATATCTTGTATAGTGAAGTTCTTTGTTGCGTTGTTATTATCTACGTCAGTACCTATAACCTTATCGGTTAATGATGGTGCTGTTGCTTGTGCGTAATTTGCTATGTATCCCATTTGCTTATTTGTCTTTTTTCTTTTCTATATGTCCTGTCTGAACATTAATTCTTATAGAGTCTCCGCCACCATACTTATCAGCCATCTCTGCTTCTATCTTGGTGTACTCTTCTTTTATCTTATCAATCTCGTTGATGATTGACCTCTTTGCTAACTCAGCATCAGCCAACTGCATCTTTGATTGATTAAATGCATTGAGCATACCTTGTACCCTCTCTAATTCTTTCTTACTTAATTTTGCCATTTGATTTTATTTATACTACAAAGATAGCATATTTATATGAAATGTGTTTTTTTATACAGGCGTAGGCTTAGGAATAAATTCCTGAAGAGTAAAGTACAGGCTTACATCTGCAAACATATCTTCAAGTATATCCTCTATAGCATCAAATTCAATAATGCTTATATAAACATCTCCTATAATATCCTGCACCGGATTTAATATTAAATCTCCTGTGTATTCAGTTTCGATTTCTACCCAAGTTTTTAAGTTGAGGTCGTTATGTATTCTATATGCTTCCATTTTTTTTTACCAAGTTTTCTTTCCTAATTCATTCATAAAGTCATCTACAATACTATTCCAAACAGGGACCATTGTTGCATTAAGACCTGAGAAATAATGCCCAAACATCATTGTATTTGAAGCCTGTGCATATATATTACCATTAACATTTACACCTCCAAAGGGTAGTACTAATTGGCTTAAAGCACTTGGACGAAGGTACTGACTATTTGTAGATTCCAATACCCCGTTGTGATAGTTCTCTCCTTCTGATGGTAGTGCAAATAAATTAATCCAAGTATGCCCTTGATTATCATCACTACCTCCACCGCCTACTGCATTATCTAAACTCCAACTACGTCCATAAGATGATATACCTGTTCCTATTCTTCTCCACAAGTTTCCTTCAAATCCATTACTTGTAGCATAATTTCCAAAGTCCCACCTCGAAGTGCTATCTCTCAAGACATTACCTACACAGGCACTTGAAGAGTCTAACCCTGCAAAATTGTCTGCAATTATATTGGAGTTTATGTATCCATTTACCCCATTGGTAGTAACCCCGTCATAGTTAGCTGTACACCCACCAACGTATGTTTGTTGTAGTGAAGTGCTTGAAGGGTCCATAAGATTATACTTCTTAGTACCTAATGTGTCTCCGAGCATTGGAGATATCTGTAATCCTTGAGCCTGATTAAATATCTCAGCGTCCCCAAAGTTTCCATACGCAGGGTCTTCTCCTTTTATTCTTTTGCAAAAATTATCAATAGACTCTGCCTCTACGTTAGTTAGAGTATACCCCTCAACAGAAGCAAGCTCATTTGCATATGCGAGAGCAAGTGCATCTGTTATTATATATCCTCCGCCTCCGGGATATCTGTTACTTGTTGTTATGGATATTGAGTTTATCATATATTATTTCTTTGTGGCGTATGACTTCATCATCTTCTCGCCTGTCCTACCAATTACATATCCACCAATACCGAGCTGCAATAAATTCCAAAACTCATTCTCAAGTGGTGGAATAGGTAGCTCTAATACAGGTGCTAAAAATTTTACATAGATAACTATAAACCCAAACGCTAACATAAGTATTGGTCTCCAACTTCTCTGTAGCCAATTACCCTTAGCCTCTGTTACAATTATCTCAGTCTGCAACTGCTGTAACTCAATCTGCTTCTTTACAAGAATCTCCTTGATTACATTCTGTGCCTTTATCTTCTCTTCCTTAGAGGTGAATAGCTTATCCAATCCGCCAAGTAAGTCTGTTACTACACTACCTCCAAACCAATCAAATATCTTCTTCATTAATTATATTCCTCCGTTGCATCAAAACTTGGACACGCTTTAGGTGAAAAATCTCTGTGACCGTGAACCTTAGATTCAGGATGCTGAATTTTTAACACCGTTAGCAACGTCTCCAAACTTTCTTTCTGCTCATCAGTCCTCGTGTCTTTAGGAGTCTTTGCATCCTGCTCGACACCACCAATGTAGCATATACCTAAACTATTCCCATTATGACCCCTACAATGAGCACCGGGGATATTATCCTCCCTGCCCTTTGCTATCGTTCCGTCAAGACTAATGATATAGTGGTAGCCAATATCAGACCATCCTTTAGCCTTATGCCACCCTCTTATCTCATCAGCACTAATGTCCTGACCCTCTCTTGTTGCGGAACAATGGATTATAATCTTCCTAATTA